GTCTGGAGAACGGCGTACCCATCGAGGCGCGTATGAAACGCGAGATCGTAAGTAGCCATTGTTCTGCCAGTCTTCTTCTAGTTGTGAATCAGGTGAGGTTGAAGCGACGGAGACCGCCAGCGATTGTAACGATTGGGCAGAAGTAGCCGTAGATCATTGCTTCGATTTCGCCTGATGCCGGAACATTTACTGAAAGTTGAAGTTGTGAAGATTCAAAGATTTCAATTGCTGAAGGCACGATTAGGAACGCTGATTCGTCGATGGATGTTGACACCATGTTTGAAGAGACGTACAACGGAACGCCGAGAACGTTGCCGAACAAGGTTGTTGCTTCTGCTGATCCTGCGGAGTTTTGTGGCTGTCCTGCGTTGAACAGTGGGCGGTTGCTGCCGTCTACTGCGTTCTGCATGAGTGACCATTGGCTTACGCCAGCGGTGTATGCCGCAACGACGTCACCAGTTGCAAGATATGCAGCTGCTGATTCTGTTGAAACAAATGACTGGATACCTGCTGCGGATGCTGCGGTTGCTGTTGCCTGTGTACCACCAGCGGTGATTGCAGCAATTGTTGCAACTTCTGTGGCCTTGCGGTACGAGCGAGTCATGTTGTCGAGCATGATCTGTGCGAACGATGGGTCTGAACGCTCTTGTAGTTCAACTGACCAACGCTGAAGACCAGCAAGTTTGACGACTGTTCCGTTGACATACGCAGAAACGATGCCTGTCTCGGATGGTGCTCCACCTTCTGAGGTGGTTGCGACTGTTCCATTGGTTGTGATTTTTGGGATGGAAATCGTCATGCCAGCCGCAGGGATTGCGCGGGTACCACCACAGGCATCAATCACTGGACGCGCTCCGATATTGACCTGGACAACATTGCGTTCGTAAGCAACTGGCGAAAAAGCAGGGTTTGTGGTGAACGAGTCGTCCGCTGCCTGGATGAACTTTGCCTTTGCTTCGTCGGCTGCTGCAACATAGAGACGCGAGTCGCTGTTCGGGTTCAATGCTGCCTGGACGCTGTGGTGCAGGTAATCGGCATTGGTTTTGATTGGTGAACGGGGGGCTGAGTAGAAGAGAGCTGTTGGCACCGATGCGGTGGCTTCAACTGTTTCTGGGGTTTCTTGTGACATTGTTTCCTCCTGGAGACTTGTGTCGGGTTGGGGTTCGTTTGCTTCTTCTTCGACCTCTGGGTCGGGTTCTGAAGCAGCGATGGAATCGATTTGTGCGCCAGGGAAAGCCCCGTTTTGCACAACCGAAAGTTCTAATAGATCAGCAGACGAAACAATCATGACGCCGTTCTTGTCGTATTTGAATTTGCGCGGAACCGCGCCAACACTTACTGAGTCATAGGCAGAAAGTTGCACCAATTCCACAACGGTATTTGCTTGTTCGCTGTTGGCAAATGTTGCGAGGAAGCCAAGACCGTTGTCAAGGTCTGCAAGTTCGCTGACAATTCCGATTGGGCGTCCTTCGTGATTTTCTAGAAGTCGCGCAGGTCGGGCATCTAATTTAAATGCTCCCCGTTTAAACATAACTTTCTCGCCACCTGAGACAGTTGCGACAACGTCCCAGGGAACTGCGATACCGGTGATTGTGCGCGGTGCATCTTCTCCAGCTGCTGCGTCAAGGGTAATTGGAATGGCGGTGAACTTGATCATGAAGGCATCTCCTGAAGGTCTGGTACTGGTGGTTCAACTAAAGCGTTGTGCATATCGCCAACCGCAAGTAGTTCGTCTGTGTCAAAGCAGACATAACGTCCTCGAGTGACGACGTCGTTCATGCTGAGACGAGAAGTGATTGCGTTGGCGTACATTTGCGCGCCGAAAAGCCAAAGATCTTGACGAGCCTGCGATGCGTTCTGATAAGTCATCGATGCGCCTGGAGTTGGAGCCGAAACAAGGTAAGCGGGTACGGAGCAAATTCTGGATAGGTCAAGTGCTTGGTATTCGCGTTGTGCTGCGTTGACTTCTAACGGGTCGCGGTCAAACTCAACAAAGTTAACAAAGTTATTTAACGCGCCAATAACGTTTCCTTCGCGACGAGCTTGCGCCCATTGCGATGCAAGGTCTCCAAGTTCTTCACCGGACATTGTCTCGCCCGTTGAAGTTTGCTGAAGATAACCAGGGACGGTTTCAATTGTGGCTGCGCGATCTGCGTACTGGTCAAGGTGAGTTGCGATGCTGACTGCGCGTCGACCTGAATACATGAGACCAGTTGTCGGTGCAAGGAAGGTGACAACTTCGTTCGGGTCAAGATCAACGCCGTTGAACTTGATGGTGTCTGGCATCGAGAAGAATTGTGGGCCTTCTTGATTTGGCGTTGAAACTTGCGAGGCAGGAATCCATTGGAAACTCATTGGACGACCATCGGTTGCATTACGAGAAGTTATGGCCCAGAAAGCGCGCCCACTTATCCAGAGGTCGGTGACCGTATTTGCGAGGATGAATTGGCGAGGAACTTTTGGATCAGGATTTTCCATCCATGACTCATTTGGCACATAAATTTCTTCGTACTCTGTGCCGTTCCATTGCTTGACGTACTGGCGGAACTCAAGGCCAGAGATGGTCGAGGCGAGAAGGTCTCTCGCCCGCGACACCGTCGGGAGACTAAGGGCGGCCATCTCAAATGTGTTGCTGAGGTATCCATACGTCGGGAAGGCACCGTTCCTGCCGATGCCGGCAGCGGCTTTAATTGGCGAAGATGCAAACTCAGCAGTTTTTATTTTTCGGGAGAAGAACGCCACGACTGGAGTCTCCCACAAACTTGTTGCAAATGCAACTACCTTCCGAACGCCATTGCTGCGCGTCCAGTATTTGACGGGCGGGAAACAAGTGCTGCTGCAACGACCAAAAGTCGCGCTGCCTCAATCGGGCCAGGGGAGCGTTGGCTACTGATTACGACTTGACCGTTGGCGCGGGCGAGGACTGCCCTGTTGACGTGGGTTGCCAGCAGTTCTTCGCCTCGGTGATAGATGCGTTTTTCAAGGATGAGCGAGCGAGTGAGACCCGTGAATTTTAATACCTCGGCGTAGCCGAAAATTTGACGTCGCCGTTCTAGTTTCTCTGGCGTATGAAGGTCGAGTGCAGGGGTAATTGCCAGACGCAACTTCGGGTCTGCTTCCATTGCCTCGTTAATCTTTATCCACATTTCTTTGAGTGACTCTGTGGAGAATTGGACAGTTGCAATAATGTTGCCCTCCTCGGTCAGTCCGCAACGAATTCCCACATACTTTTCCCCACCTGTGGATGAGTCAACTGCAAGGACGCCCCCAGCGGGACAATCGGATTCGGTGAACAACTTGTCCCAGACTCCAGGCTGAATCCACGCGTCCGCCGACGAGACCCACAAATTCAAATGCGCTCGGAGGAACGCTGCACGATCTGGAGTTTCCGCAGCTGCTTGCAACGCCTCGAGAGTGATGGTCTGCCCGAGCGCGGGGTTGGCGTAGCCCCAGTTGATTTCCTCGTTTGGGTCAACCGATGGGAGGCTCCATTCAGCAAAGTAAAGACGAGTCTGTTTCTGCTGATCTATTGCACCAATTGCTGCCTCACGAAGACGCTGCATTGTCTTAGACGACTCGTCGCCTGAAGTTGACCAGGAAGAAAGCAGCGGAGACTTCACTGCAATCTGCGACGGACGAAGCGCATCAAAATAGACCTCTTCCGAAACGTTCCAAATTTCGTCGACAACAATTAAGTCGTAGGTTCCGCCGTGAAGGTTCGGGGTCGCAGCTCTTACTTCCCACGTCGAGCCGTTCGGCATTTCAACTTTGTTACGCCCATACGACCAGGTGACGTGACCTTCAAATTGTGCCTCAAGTACCGGAGCAAGTTCATTGAAGATTGCAACCGCGCGATCAAGTTTGTTGGCAACGGAAAGAACGTGAATGGGTTTGCCCCGCATCGCTGACCAGTCCGTCAAGAAGTACCCACATAACGAAGTCAGCGCAACCGATTTTCCGTTCTGTCTGCTTGTGGAGCAAAGAGACTCACGAAACACAAGATCGCCATTCTTGTCATGAGTCAACTGACCCGTCAACGCAATCTTCTGCCACTCAAACAACGTCCGACCCAAAACTCTCTCCGACCATGCAGCAACCGCAGAGCCATACGAACCAGACCCAACAGCCACCGATTCCAACCTGGGCGAAACAACGCCAATCCCGAGAACTAAGTCCGAAGACGCAGGACATCGAACTGATTCGGTTTGAATCCCTTCAGATAAGAGAAAGGA